ACCTGTCGTTATCGACAAAAATCGCAAACCTCCCCGGTATGTGCGTTCTGGTGTGGTATATGACGGCCCTGAGACAGATGGGTTCACCATGTATGACCAAAACGTTAAATTCGAGAACCTTGTACCATCCGTTAATGTGTGCCGTGTTAAGGATGACAACGCCACTGATTATGGCGTTGTCAAAGGAGCACTCATTGAGGGTGTGCCCATCACAGTTCCCAAAAATGACGCGGGGGCGACTATGCATGCTATGAAGAAGAGGTCAGACTATGCCCCTTTTGCTCCTTCCATGGAGGAGTTTTCGAAAGGGCATGGTCTCCTTATGTCTAAGTTCGCGGCTATGGACACCATACGCCCAGATCGCGAACAGATTATGGAGTTTGTCCAGGGATACACTCCAAGCAAGGCAGCACGGTTGCTCGAGGCATTCAGTAAGCCTCAGCTGAACTATGATGGTGATGCCAAACATGGGTTCGCGAAGCAGGAAGTTCTCCTCAAGGACCACGGGGCTCAGCCGAGGATTGTATACCAAGGCACAGATATGTACAATCTGTTGGCGGGTGTGGTGGTGCAAGAGCTGGCCACCAGGATGAAGTATGTCTTTTCTGACAAGAACCCGATGAATGTCGGGAACCGTGTGATCTTTGCTGCTGGGTTGCACAATGAAGAGATTGGTGACATGCTTGAGACAAGCCCTGGAGAGTTAGTGGAGAATGACATGAAGAATAACGACGGGTCACAGAGCAAGGAATTTCGCAAGTACGAGGCGATGTTCTATGCTAAGATGGGAGCTCCCATGTGGTGGGTGCGCGAGTTCCAACGTAACGAGAAGGTCCGTGTGTGGACGCGCTATGGCGTTGCCGCAACGGTTGAGGGGCAGATGCGGTCGGGTGAAGTTGACACGACCACAACTAACAGTTACGTTGGGATGGTACTGATCCTCGCTGCTCTTGAGAAGGCGGAGATCACGGAGAGCACCAATATCCACGGTGGTGACGATTACCTCGGTGTGGTGCCCTATGACAAGAGGG